TTTTAAAAATACACACAGGAATCTTCTTCCCTTCAAACTCGACAACCCCAGAAAGAAAATGATTATCCCCTTTCGTCTTGACCCAAAAAGCCCCCATCTTATTTTTCGCCCAGCGACTTAAAGAACTCTTCTGTGGTTTTAAGAAACTCTTCTCTGGCTTTACCTGAGAGACTTTTATATTGTTTTTTGAATCTCCTATAATTTCTTCTTGATATTTCATCGTTAGTGTTGAGTATTAATTTTCTTATCTGTTTAGATTTTTTACTATTCATAATTTCCCTATATAGGTTTCACTATCTTTTAAAAGCCCTAATCTTTTATAAAAACTTCTTACAGTTTCTGCATTAGGTGAGTTTTCAACAGAAGATGAGACTATGTATTTGTAACTATTATCCCTAGCGAATTTAACCGCAGTCATAAATAGTTTAAAACCAACTCTCCTATTGGAAGAATACCATGTATGCTCACTGAATAAGTCTACATTGAACTTTGGATCTCTATTTTTGCAAAAAATAATTAAAGAATCATAGTGACCATCTTTAGTTCTATTGGCCCAACAAAATAAACTTGTGGCTAAAAACACTTTATGACCGAAAGCTTTTACTACAGAATTCTTACAGAAGGGCAAAAACTGATGCCAGTTATATCCAGAGCCATACTTATTCTCCATGCAAATAAAAACATCTGAAATTACTTTTTTAAATTTATTGGGATCTGTTATTCTTTCTATCATTTTGCGATAACAGCAATCAACTTCCTAACCTCCTTTACAGGAATATCTTCAAAAGAACCCCAATCTTTAACGTCCTCGTTCACGTACTTCTCCTCTTTCCAAAGAAGACGAAGTAGCTCTTTGAATCCATCAAAATCAGAAACTTCGTGTTTTTCCCTAAGATACTTTTCGAGCAGACCTTTCGGAGTAGTAGTAGCTGCTGTAGCAGTAAAACCAGATGTGTCTATGGTTTGAACGTTTTTTACACCCTTCGATTTATCAATCTCGTCAGCACCAACAATATGAACATTCAAGAAGTTCCGTACACATCTTACAAAAGCTCTATTACAAGCTATAGTCTCTAAAAATTTAGAAGCAAATGAGTCAGTATTACTAAATGTAGCGTTCGCTACATCCTCGTAAACAGTGTAACCTCCAGAACCTTCGTAATTCTTAATCCAACCAATACTGCAAGTTGCCTTGACATAACCCTCTGAAAGATTTTCTGTTTGGAAACTAACACGCTCAAAACCCCGTAGCCTAGCTAGTTCTTTTATCCCACCAAGCATAATCAGTAATTGATTGTCCTTTAACCCTTCTGAGGACTCTGGCACAGGTTTATTCCTAAGTGTAAACCAGTCTCTGTTTGGGTAGAGAAACTCCGGTTTAATCATAGACCTCCAATCAACAGAGCCGTCATCATTGAAAATGTAGTTTTCGTTTTTTAATAACCCATGCTCATCACGTTGATAAACATCAGGTCCGAATATCTTCTTCGGCGCTGCCTTTTTCGCTACCTTCTTTGCTGCTTTCTTCTTGCTCATAAATGTAAAAATGGTCTAGTTCGTCCCAATATTCTGGAGTATCCAACACACTGTTGTCATTGTCAAGACCTTTTTTGTAGTGAGCGTAACTTAGGTATTTTTTATCTGCTTCGAGGATGTACTTATTCGTAGAAAACTTTGCTGAATCGGGACACTCAATTTTCTCTACACTTTCGTACCTAGGGTGAACCTCTACATCAAAATACTTGTTTCTCAATAGACCTAAATCCTCCTGCTTGTTCGCTAGTAAAATTAGGTTAATGTTCCAGCTAGATAAAACATCAAAATACTTCTGGGGAATTTCATCTGTGTCTGCATCTAAAGCGAACATCAACCTCTTAACATTATCCTTGAAACCCTTTAGAATATGCAGCTGGATTAAACCTTCAGAAACAATAGTTACTTTATGATTTACACAGTAATAAATGAATGCCTCTTCCTCGAACCCATAATCAGCCCTTAGAAAAATTTCCTTAGGTAGACCCTCAATAATCTCTGTCGGAACCACTTCTATTATCGGCTGATTATAATGCTTACCAATATACAGTGTCTCTATACCTAAATCTGATTTGTTGTTCAATAGGCTTAAAATTGAATTAGCGACCTTCTCTGGTTTTATTTTATTTATATTATCTAATGGATCATGGTCAGAATAACACGGCCTAACTTCCCATTCAGGCTCTAAGCAGATAGATTTCTTTTTACTACCCCAAAATGGTTTTGTTACGCTAGCATAACTATTACCAAAAAGGGTTAATGTTTTTACCCCTATAGAACTCGCATATTGAGACAGGTAGTCATCTGGACCCATATACAACATAGATTTAGAGATAAGGTAAGCAATATTTTTAAATTCACTAATAACGTGCTTGTTTACGCCCTGTATTGGCTTATCTCCACCAACTTGGACAATATTAATACCCTCATCCTTAAAGAATTTATAGAGAAATCCAAAAACTATGGGGTAGCTCTTGTAACATTTGGATGGAGTAGAGGATTCTCCACTTATTACTATATACTTGCTAAACTCTATAGGAAAAAAATGTGGGGATACCACAGGTTTACCTATTTTCACGCCAAGGTTTTTTGCATATTCTTCTACTAAATGGGCCATTATCTTAATGAGAATTGGTTTTTACTTAAACCGTTGTGAATATAACAAGGATTTTTTTGAGTTGTAACATTAGGGAAAAACACCATATCGAATAAACCCTTATCGCTACCCCTACCTTCTAAGGCAAAAATAGCTTCCAACTCTGGTCTATAAGGTAGCAATTTATAAACAGCTTTGTTGTCTTCAATAAAACTAAAGTACTCGACTTTTGTAAAAATGTAAATATTATAATTTTTATAATTATTTTTTAATTGTCTCAATAAAGAGTTAACAAGTAGAACATCTGTTTCTGACTCTGGGATCACAACAGCGATTCTTTTACCCTCATCATCGCCTAAAAGATCTTCTAATTTCGGTTTACTACCTTGAGCATTATGTTTTTTAGCGATATTTTTGAAATGGCTAACTATATCCTCAGACTTCATCCCTTTTGCCAGTTCTCCCTTCCAATGTTTGAAGCCTTTACTGTTTCTATCTACATCTTCATCTACGATGTTTTTATAAAGATCTATAATGAATTCGTCTGAGTTTAACCCTTCTGGTGGGGTATACTCAGAATTCATAAGTTTTTTCGTAGTATCGTAATCATAATCTACTTCAGGCATACTATCTATGATAGATTCCAATTGCTTACCTATAACTTCCACAGAAAAATTATCAATAACCCACTGTCGAGATTTTTTACCCATCTCTGACTTATCTTTCTCAGACATACTGTAAACATGTTCAAGCATAGATGACATATGCTGTGGATCGGTACTAGCTTTAATAAACTGAGTCCCCGGCTCTCTGTATTCGCTCCAATCTAAAGCAAAACCACCGCTTTGCTCAGAACAACTATCCTCACCACAAGAATAATTTGTGACTAGCGTAACCAATTCTGTTAGCTTAGCTTCTTGAATTGGTATTTCTTGACCACCACTCGTGAAAGGGTGACAGTAAACATCCATTAAATTATAAATCTCATTCAATTGTTCCTCAGTAACACCTTTTTTTGTATTTGTTGTATTTACTGTTTTTTTAGAACCACAAGATGGGCAGTCAACCTGTTGGCCCTTAAAGGGACTGATGTAGTAAGTACCACAAGACTCACATACGTAAGTAGTAAGAACATCTATACTAGCTATACCTTTCTCATCCATTAGATTCTTTATGTCCCATCCTTCACCCCAGTGAGTATGCAGAAGCAACTTAGCTTTTGAGTCTGGGTTTTCATCTTTAAACCTCCTAAAAGCTTCAAGTAAGTTGGGAACAGACTTTCTCAACTGGTTTCTAAAGACAAAACCAATAATAAACTCATCGTTTAGTTTATGTTTAGCCCTAAGCTGGTTCCTGTCTTCATCTGACATCCTATAGAAGTTTTTGGTGTCAAGAGAACCTCTCAAAGTTTTAACATGGTTGTAACCCATTTCATTCATTGCCTTCTCTGCAAAACTAGCCCAAACAAAGTAGTTTTTTATCTTCGGGGCATACTCTATAGCTTGAGGTAAAATTGGAAGACTATCTAATGTCGTCCAAACCATACAATTAACTTTATTCCACCAAGGTTTTTGATGAAAATTATTAAAAGCCCAAATGTCTTCTATTCCAATATAGACATCCGGTTTGAACTCTTCAACAGCTTTATCGACCAAACTAAAACCGTAACCCTCTGCCCTCCTTGATTTAGCATCTAAAGAAGCTAGGTTTCTAGGGTTAGGGTTAGAACCTCTACATTCCCAAGGAACTAACTTAGTCCTAGGTTCTTCCCACTGTAATCCGTTAGCTAACTCAAATAACTCATACTTACCTGTATCGTAAAGATACCTAAGTATATTTTTTTTATTTTTACCAAATCCGGTAAACGCTTTACAAAAGTTAGAGTGAATTAATACTTTCTTTTTCATGAACGAGACTTCAATTCTTCATTTTTATTGAAGCGGTAAGCGTACAACTCTTGAAGTGAAAACTTAAAAAACTCCAGTAAACAATAAGCTTCTGAGAGTTCAACACCGATACCAAATTTGTTAGTGGAGTTTCTTACTATACCAAACGAGAAGGCATCAGGTCTACCGTCTCTTTTCCAAGGCTTAAAAGATATTTGAGTCTTATTATCTTCAAAGGAATGATAGGCAGAAAACTCTGTATAGTTTTCTATAGCATTTATCAAGCCCCCAATCTCCACCTCATTTAATTTTATTGACACTGAAGTTTCTGGGTTCTTAGCGTTTTTGGCGAAAGAGCCTGTTCTCTTAGATTGATCCCAAGAATATTGCCTTACAGCCCTAACATAAACGCAAGGTTCACCTGTCTGTAAAACACTTCCAAGGTCGCAACTGAAGGCGCACCCTGTGTTTCTAGGATTGGGTTTATAGAGCTTTACAATCATACAAGATAATATGTATTAACTGAACTAATTCAATAAATTTAGTGTATATATAAGCATGGATAATTTTGATTTTGACCCCGATCTAGCTAAAGGTATCAGAGAAAAATTCGGTATAAGCAGTAATACTCTGAAAAAGAGAGCAGACTGTTTAGTCCAATCTAAGAAAAGCAAAGAAGATTTGCAAAAACTCTTAGAACTTATCAAACAACTCAGAGAAGAAGAGTCTAGCTGTTAGGCCCATCCTCCAGAACAGGTTCTGTTATATTTTTTCTGATAAACTCCCGGTTCTCCTTGAATACCGGGATTTTACACATCCTGTCATAGGAAAGAGAGAATTCATCAATAATCTTAACTATTTCATAAACCCTCTGAGATTCGTATAAGTAGACTTCCTTAAGGTACCTAAACAAGTAAGATAAACATTTTTTTCTTAACTCTACTGCGTAAAAAAGGTCATAAAGAGACTTGTCATAGTTTATACCGATACTACTACAAGCCCTCTTTACCATATCGATCTCTATTAAGGGTCCAAGACCAAAAGATAGTACTATAGAAGCAATATCTGAAAACACATGTCCCTTGCACAGGGATCTCAAATCATCAAATTGTATACCTCTGCTGCATACAAAAATATTTGTAGGGGTAGCTCCACCCAGCACTAACCCTGTAGTGACATCTGGTAACTTTGATTTTAAAGAGTTTATTTCCTTTTTAATCTCTAAAACTAGCCCCTCTATTTTTAGAAAATCAGAGCTGTTATCTATTGCCTGTATATGCTCATTATTAAATATACCCCTTAAGTTAAAATCCTTAACAATTTGATTATTCAAACCTTTATAGGTAAGCCTCCCAGCTTTTTGCCCATGTATTTTTTTATAGCTTTCCAAAAATAAGTCGAACTCAGTAGACAAATAAGACCTACCCACATCCATAATAGGCTCTCCATTGTGAAATTCACATAGTAAATACAAGATCTTGTCTCCAACTTCTATAACGCCTGAGTCTAAATAAACTGGTGTAATTTTTGTTTTTATTTTTTTTACGTTTTGTATTTCTTTTAAGAGATACTTATTCTCGTAATCATAGGAAAACTTAAGAGATAAGATTTTTTGTTTTGTGTGGATACGATACATATCATAATCCTCAGAACACTCAACCATATCCAAATTAGATATATCCACATCCAAATTAGATTTCCCTATAATTCTCTTTATAAACTCTAGCTCGACATTAGACGGTTGACTAGGGATGGGCATCGTATACAAACGACCATTATAAATGGAGCTTATTTTCATAATCTATAATAAGAAAACCCCACCCCCTTTCAAAGGGGCGGGGTAACACACGAACATAACGATAACACAGGCTAGGAAATGCGACCGAAAATTTTAGAACCTGAGCGAACTCCAGTGATACTCGCTTTTGAGAATCGTCGGGTGCGATTATAGTTGCGGTCATAAACCACAATGGTTTTGTCTGTTTCAGACTGAAGCTGAGCGTTAAGTGACTCGCCTTGCTTAGTGTAAAGACCAAAGAAACGACCTTTCGTGTTTCTAATTGCTGTTAATACTCTTGTACTCATCTTTTATAGATTAATATACTTTGATATTTTTGTCAACAACTTTCAGTGATATTTTTTCGACATTTTTGTTTTCTATTACAAATCTAGCTATTGGAGTCTGCAGTATCTTCTTCACAAGAACTTTAATGTTTCTTGCATGTAATTTTTCTGTTTTTATTTTATTTAAAATAAATTTGTGAACAGTTCTTCTTGTTTGCAAGGAGATATTTTTCTCTTTTAACCTTTCTGCAATGAAAGATATTTCTTTACTCACTATACTCATCATAACATCATCAGTCAAAGATTTGAAAACATAGGTATTATTTATCCTCGCAATCAATTCTGGCCTCAAGCTCTTTTTTAAACTATCTTCATAAACAAAATCATCAGATGGGCTATCATCCATAAACCCTACCGACCGACCCCCTGTCTGCTGATGGCCTATATTCGTAGTCAGTATGACAATACTTTTTGAGAAGTCTATCTTTCTATTCAAATTATCTGAAACATAACCCTCGTCAAGTAAGTGGAGTAATATATCTAATATCTTCGGGTCTGCCTTCTCTATCTCGTCGAAAAGGACAACACAATTTGGGTTGTTCCTGACAAACTCAGTTAGTATACCCCCTTCATCATAACCTACATATCCAGCGTTAGCTCCAATTAACTTTGAGATGCCAGTTTTATCCTGATACTCACTCATGTTAATCTGAATAAAAGATCTGTCGCTGCCGTAAAAATTCTTAGCTATGTTTTTAGCTGTAAAAGTTTTACCAACACTTGTCGGGCCTACAAACAAAAAGTTAGATAAGGGTTTACCGGGATCATTTAATCCAACCTTGACACAAGATAAGTTGTCGTAAATGTCATCTATTATTTTATCCTGACCAAAAATCTCTTTCTTCATCTTGTCCCTAAACATAGAAAACCTAAAATTGGTTTCCCCGATAATCTTTTTAGAAACACCTGTCTTGGCCTCAAAAACTTCTAATATATCAGCATTCGAGATAGATACCTTCTTTTTTTTCCTTTCGTTATATTTTGAAATACTTTTTATGTAATCCTCCATTGTAGAAACGAAATCTTCTTCATTTTCGCAAGGCTTGGTTATCATTTCTGAAAACTTCTTCTTAGCGTCCATAACATCGTCAGGTGGATTATCTGATTTTATTTTTGTCCTCGCACCTATCTGATCAACAATATCAAAAGCTTTGTCAGGAAACCTCCTATTAGATAGATATATCTCACAATTGTCTAGGATTTTATCTATATTAGTTTTTGTAAATTTTACACCATGAAACTTCTCGTAATACGGTAAAGCTTGCTTAAGCATGTTTCTAGTCTGCTCCTTTGTGGGTTCTTCAACATTTATTTTATCAAACCTCCTCTTTAGCGCACCGTCTTTCTCAAATATCTTTTTGTACTCTTTGGAAGTAGTAGCTCCTATACATTTTATAGAACCCCTAGCCAGAGCAGGTTTCAACATATTAGAGGCATCCATATTGCCTTCTGACGAATTCCCGGCACCTATTACGGTATGTATCTCATCAAAAAAAAGTATGATGTTCTCATTGTTTTCCACCTCCTTTAAGAGTCCTTTGAACCTCTCTTCAAACTGACCCCTGTATTGAGTACCAGCTAACATTCCAGCTATATCCACAGAAAATATTTGGTACATCGACATATGGCTAGGGACTTGGTCCAACATTATTCTTTGGGCCAAACCCTCCACAATAGCTGTCTTACCAACACCAGCCCCTCCAACTAAGATGGCATTGCTTTTATTTTTCTTAGATAATACTTCAACGACCTCCTCTATCTCTTCATCTCTTGAAACCACAGGAGGAAAATCCTTTAAGAACATCTCCTGATTCATGTTTACACAATACTTAAGAAGGTTTTCTGGTACTATCTCGACATCTCTGTCGGATTTACTAGATGACCTTCTTTCAGAGAAGCCTTCAGACAAATCGCCAGATTGGGTGTTTGCCCCCACTACAGGATTTGACTCTATAATAATTTCTTCTATTACATCCTTAAAGTAGTCCGTCTCTAAGCCAGAGTTCTCTAACTCCTTCTTAAATGTGGATTTATTATCTAGTAATATATAGAGAAGATGCTCGACACCTACAAAGTGGTCGTCGTGAGCCTGAGCAAAATAACTAGACTCTAGAATAGTTGAGTTAAGTTCATCATGCCAAGCATTCTCGTTTCTTTTCTTGATAAAAAAATCTGGGTTTTTTTTACAAAACCTTTTAAACGTCTTAATAAAATCTCTTGGCTCATAGACTACCCCTCTACTTTCGAATAGTAATATATTCCTATCTGAAAGGTTTATCAGGCAACCGTAAATCAAATGCTCGTTCCTTATCCTTTTATGGTTATTCGCTTCAGCGAACAATTTTGCGTCCCTAATAGCTTTCTTTGCTTTAGGAGTCAGATTATAATCGGTCAGCGACATCATTATTTATTACACTTTTTTTTCACATGAGATAGCTTCATATAGATTTTATCCTTAAAACTACGGATATCATTCACAAATATTATCCCATCACCTTTAACACCCCTAATTTCAATTACCTCACCTTTCGTTGGTATAACCCTACCCGAATTTAAGTATTCTGTCAACTTCAACTGTCTTCTTGTGTCCATTAATAAACCCTTAATAGATCCCTTTTCATCGTTTATTTCTAGGCTCACATACTTATTCCCATTTTGGCTCTCCCTAGCTACCACATCCATTAAAGTGCCAACAAACCTTATAGGGCTGCGTTCCGCACGTTTCTTAATAGTGTCAGAGCAGTGATAATCCTCTGAGTTATGTATGACCTCCCTAATGTTGCAAGAATAACTGTAACCGAGTATCTTCTGCTCAAAATACCAATTTGCATACCTTTTTGCTTTTGAGTTATTTAGATAAATCTGCTTATAGTTATTCATACTCTCTAATAGATTTTCATACCTACTTTCCCTAAACATTTTTTTATTGTCGTCTGCCATCAGACCTTGTTTGTTAGCTTCAACAATACTTGTTAAAATATCATAATTATATTTTTCCCCGATTTTTATAAAGTTCCTCTTTTCTCTGTCAGTCAAACAATTGAAAACTTGAGCTTCTAGCATAAATCTGCAGCGGTGATTAGCGTCATCAATAAATGAATCCAGAACACCTGCCTGTATTAGACTAGAAACCAAACCAATATTCAAACCAGATTGTTTGGCACCCATAAACACGTCATATTTATTTTTAAGGCCAAGCTCTCTAAACTTCATCAGAAGCTCTAACGACTTTTCTGAAATACCTTTTATAGAATCGAGGCCATATCTAATATTCTTACCCTCCATCTTGAAGTTATCATCAGATTTTAATAGGTCAGGAGGGAGTAGTTTTATCCCTAAAGAAAGTAACTCTTGAGTAATAGCATAGATCTCCTCATACGTCTCAGGCTCATGTTTAGTGAAGCTCAACAGGCTTGTGTAGAATTGTTGAGGGTACTTGTCTTTAAGGTAGACTGTCACTGCGCTAAGACAAGAATAAGAGATCGAATGTGACTTGTTAAACGAGTAGTTTGCAGAATCTTCAGCGACCTTCCATAGAAACTCCCCAACCTCTTCATCCAAACCACGTTCTTTGACTTTGTCAGAAATTTTATCTTTCCATTCTGCCATCTTTTCTACCTTTTTCTTTCCAACAATACGACGAATTTGCTCAGCCTCATCCAGACTAAATCCTAGCATGTTAGCCATTTTCATCAGCTGCTCTTGGTAAAGAGGAATCCCTCCTGTATACTCTAAAACACTTTTAAAATATGGGTGAATAGAATCAGACTCAAAGTTAGTAAACTCATCCCCCTCTCTTCTTTTTTGCTCCAGATACCTAATGTAATCATCCTTGAATCCTGAAGCTCCGGGACGAGCTATAGCAACAACTGCAGAAAGTTCTTCAAGACTTCTAGGCTTAACATCTTTGCATACAGCACCTGCAACATCAGCTTCAATATGGAATAACCCCCTTTTATACTCTAACCCTCTCCCAAGTACTTTATAAACCCTCTCATCCCTAGGATCAATCTTCTCATACTTCTCACCAGTCGCCTCGCAAACATGGTTCACTACAGAAAGTGACCTCACACCTAGAATGTCAAACTTTACACTAAGACTAGCTACGTCATCCATATCGTAACCAGATACCAACACATCCCTATCTTCTTTAGAGCTATAAGCCTTTTGAACAGGCATGATGTTAGTCTGCTCTTCGCTACAAATAGCAATTCCTGACGGGTGGACACCCGTATTTTTAATCAAACCTTCTATTTTTTTAGCTATCTTAAAAGCTTTTTCGTGTTTATCAGCATGCTTATTAAACTCATCGCTTTCCTCATAGGCTACTGATAATTTAGCAACCTTTCCGAATTTTTTAGGTATAGTGTTGCTTATTCTATTGACTGTTACTTCTGGTAGATTTGAAACAATCTTCATGCACTCTTTAATACAGAGCTTACTACTTAGGGTGTTAAGCGTAAGAATTTTCGAAGTCCTACCCTTATATTCTTCTTCAATAAACTGAATAACTTCTCTGCGGCGATCATAAGAGATATCGTTATCAATATCAGCAAGCAAAGAGCCGTCCAGATAAGTAACGCCATCATACTCGATTCTTCTTGCTCTGCTTTCGGATACAAATCTCTCAAAATATAAGTCATATTTAATTGGGTCTATGTTAGTTACACCTAAAAGGTAAAGGATTAGTGAACCAGCAGCAGAACCTCTTCCTGCACCAGTTGGTATTTTATTCTCAAAACAAAAATTCAAAACCTGCCAGTTCAAAAGAATATAATCGGTAAAACCTAAGCGATTCAATATCTCAAGCTCCATATTCATCCTATCTACATACTCACCATTATTGTGACGGTCGATAATTAGCAACTCCCTCTCTAGCTTATCTTTTAGGTTATACTCACATAGCTCTAGTAAGATCTGCTCACTTGAACTTTTTGGGTCAATCTGAAACCTTGCTAGTTCATTTTTCTTGAATTCCACCTTCGGTAAAATTACGCCTTTTGGAAATGGATTATTATACCTCATAATTCAATATCGAATAGCTGCTTTCTAAAAAACTTATAGTTCATTTTGATATCGTATAAAGCATTATGCAGCTTGTTTTCATCATGGTCAATACCATATCTTTTAAGAAGCTCCTTGATGGAACATTTTACTTTTCTATCTCGATGCGTTAACCAACGGTATTGCCAGAAAATAAAATCCTTATAATCGACCGGAGACTTGGCCCCGATAGCTCTAGCTAAAGCAAGTGTATCAATAACCCTGTCTAGATAGGAATAGTCTGGCTCTAAGCCAATTAGATTTCTCCAAGTATTTATTATATAGATATCGAAACCTAATAGGTTATGCCCCACGATCTTATATTCTGGATTATATAAATAAGATTCAAAAAGTTCCCAAACAACCTTTGGATCTTCGGCTTTATTACGATAAGTAGCCTCATTAAAGCCTGTAGCTTTAGCAGCCCCTTTTGACACGTTCAAATCTTTCCATCGAACGAATTTATCAAAGACTTCCCCTTTAATTATTTCCTCGCCTTGACATACTACCCAAGAAACCTGCCAAGGTTTAGAACGAAGTAAATTAAGACCTTCTGTCTCAGTATCCATTACTAGATACTTCTGCTTTTTATCAAATCTAAGTAATGATTCGTTCATGCTTTTTCTAAGTAGGATTCCATTGAAAACTCATCGCTAGCAAAGTGATCTAAATTTGGACTAGAAAGACTAGATCTCCCACCTTGACCCTTACCACACGAGATTCTATAAGTTTGAAAGGCTTCTACATCCTCCTTGTTCTTATAACAAATAGTCTTAACATTGGCTGTTTTGTATTTACCTTTTGTATAAGATTTTACTTTATCCTGAAGAAGTGGATCAAAGGGCAAGTTGTTACTCTCTATCCAAAACGTAGGATTAAAATCATCTATATCAGGTAGGCACTTTGAAATCGAAAAATTATTTTTGTGGATAAAACTATCATAAAAAGGGACGACAAAACTCAAATCCTCGCTGCTCCAATAATCATGAAAACTCTTATAATCTATTTTGCCCCCATACTTACAAAAAGCGAGGGAGTATATTTTATTGAGCAACTTACAACCCCGATCAGTCTTAGCGAATATTATGTTCTTATGATCAGATTGAGTGTCAGACTCTTCCCCTTCATTACAGAAGGTCAACCTCAAACCGTAATAAAGGTCTAATCCTTGTTCTTCACACACTTTGAAAGCCCTCATAAAACTGGTCAAATTATCCTCGACCAAGATAAGGTTTTTCATTTTGTTTTCTTTACAGATTTGTATAATAGAATCTGGACCGCCTTCTTCGGCCTCTTCATTTAGAGTAAGGATGCTTCTTCCAACTGAGTAAGTAGATCGAAATATTGGTAATATCACTCCCTTACTTTAGCGCAAATTGAATGGCTGTCAAGAACAATGCGCCGGACAACCGGGGTAATATTTTATTTCATAAGAACCACCCTCTGGAACCTTAGAGTCTTCAAACTCATTTTCAAAACAAGATCCAACAACTTGGCCGTCCGAATTTTTAAATTGGTAGTAAAAAAAATCAAACTTCATCCCGCAATGCCACTTTATCGTACCATCTTTTTTCAACTCCCCTTTCTGCTTCGCAAAACCACAGAGAAGTTTACCACTAAAGGAGTTATCATTTGGGAAACCTTTGTAAGCTGCAAAATTAGCTACGGCGTCTTTTTCTGTGAAGTTATCCAGATACTGTTGAACCTCTGTCAATTGAAGTTCAAAGCCATATAAATCTTCCTCAGATAAAGGCTCCATCCTCATAACGCCACTCTTCTTTGCGTTGGGGTCCAACTCAAATTTTAAAAATAAGAATTCACTTTGTTTTATTGAATACTCAGGAAATAAATGCTTTACAGCAAGGCTATACATAAGATCCTGCATATTGTCCTCTGCGTCCTTACCCTTGAACACTTCTTTACTAGTCTTAAAATCCCTAATAAGAGCAAATTTTTGTTTTTTATACAGAAATAGTTTGTCTATGAATCCCCTTATCTTGTAACAGACATCACCATCATTTTTAACAATATCAAAATCCTGCTCAGAAAACTCTTTGGTTGGCTTATCCAGATCTTTTCCAAAAAAATCATAAGCGATACCGTTGTAGGTCATCTCTTTGATAAGCTGTATATTGTCTGGATCATCTACCTCGTCCCGAACAGCATGCTTCATAATAAGGCGTTCTATGGAAGGCACAGAAAAAACATCCTGAGTTTCCATTATCTTATCGTAATACTTCTTACGCCTCTTTTCACCAAGTAATTCAAAAACTAAGTGGCAGATAGAACCTCTTTTAGCTCCATCATTACTAGTATCGGGTAACTTAAGCTTATACTTAGTCCAGTATAACCAAGAACAGCTTTGCGCTGTCTTAATCCTACTGGCTGATAATGATGTTTTAGGTTCAGTCATTTAAAATACTTGCTTTCTTTATATCTTTCTGAGAGAAACAGTTCCGGTTACTCTCGACAAAGTCAGCAATATATCGACGCTGATCGCCTTTATTCACATCCTTTTTTAACCACTCATTAAGATTATATGATTTTTGATGAGCTTCTCCAAAATCATTTGACATTTTCGGAGGGAACTTCACCTGCAGCAGGTCCAGATCGAAATAACTGGATAATTTTAAATAATTTTTAATAGCGCCTACTAGACCTCTATTATGAGAGGAAGCCGAATCGTTGTTTGTCGAAATTATTATTCTTTCTAGGTGCTTACTAGATAAGTAACTTATTATATTAGGACCAGTGGATAACCCAAAAATCACCAATACGTTTTTAATGCCTTGTTCGTACAAGGCCATAGCATCACCTATGCTTTCAACCAAAATAACTTGTTTACTTTCTTCAATAGAGGTATCGCAACCATGATCTGGTATACATGCTGGGTAAATCCAACCACTCTTCTTTCCGATGTGTTTCCACTTCGGGTAATCATTGCCCTCGTCAATCTTACGCCCAGAGAAACCTATAATCTGTTGATTATTATTATAGATTGGGAATACCATCCTACGGTACATCTTCCCGACTCCAGCTAAACCAATTTTAAAATCCTTCTGTGTAGCTTCACTAATCGACCTGCCATTATAAAAATTATAATTTGGGAACAGCTTCTCCAAGCTTTCGTCGGGGTAAATCTTTTCCATCTCTATTGTTTCTTTTTTTACGTAGGTAAATTCTTCGTCAAACTTTGAGTCCTTTACTAAAGCAGAAGCTTTCTTATCATCTTTTATAGTTAGCCTTACTAAAGCCTCGAAGGGTTTAGAACCCCTGCTCTCAACGAAATCCATCCATACACCAGTATTCTTGTAGATCTTAACTGCTGTAGTATTATCACCATCCCTGTATAAAGCTTGCGTCCTCCAATGGTCACCACAATCTATAAGATTGTAACCTATAGATTCTAGAATAGATCGGAAATCTTTAGAATTGGTCGAAGTTTGGGATTCTTTCATTATCTGCATCACGTACTGCGTGTGGACCCTCCTCTTCAACTCTTACGATCTCCCTTAGATCGCCTTTTTCAGTAATATTAAAATTACTAAAATCTAAATTAATAAAGTTTTTCCTCAAAGCGTCACCCACACGTACGGGTTCTACCGCTCCAGCTATATCCCTGCCAAGATGTCGATATTTAACACTAATCATCTTATGAGTTCCAAAACTGCGTCCCTCTAACTCAACTTCATCTTCCGTTTTCTTCCTGAGAATAAACATATGTGAACAAAATTGAGTGATTCTGTCTGATAGAGAAACAATACTCTCATCATCGACAATATTTTGAGAGTTCCTGTTTGTCGTTATTCCCGCCCGATTAGATTGAACAGAAGTTATCATTGGGATAACAGGATCTCCCTCCTCCAGTATTTCTTTTTGGATACACTTTTTAAATTTATCCACCATTTCACCGACAACCTGCCATTCGTTTTTGTTGCCTAGTCCTTCGCTAGTTGTTTTTATGTAATCAAATGAAAAGACCATTTTATTTCCACGCCCGACTTCAGAGTAGTAAAACCTTTTTAAAGTATTAACCATATTGTCAACATCCATCCCACCTACGTTATAATAATAAAATCTCAAACCTTTTATCTTAGGCCAAACAGATCGTACTCTATCAACAACATCTTGACCAGCCTTCCTCCAAGCACCACTCTCTAATAGATGCATAGGTACTCCTGAATGAGCAGCACATTGACGCATTATAAGCTCCTCTCTACTCATCTCTCCATTATCGAAATGTAAAACTGGTATGTCATACTTCAAGGCTACTTTAGTGGCATAGTCCATACAGAATTGTGTTTTTCCAACTCCAGACCGTGCGACAATAACAGTTATGTTACCGGGTCTGAGAAGCGATCCATAGATATCATTGATTTTCTCGTGTGGACCCATCATACCAAACTCGGTAATAGGATTATTACCACGATCTTCAATCAAAGCCTCCATACCTTCATATATATTATCTGGAGTATCTTTACCTATTTCGAACAAATTTATCTGAGAGTTGTAGATGTTATCAGCAGCCTCTACAATCTGGCTATAGGAACACTCAGAAGACATGGACCTCATCTTGCTTGCTATCTCTTGTGAAGATAACATAATGTCACGCCTGATAGTATATTTCTTCAGTTCTTTGGCAGTTTTTATAACATTACCTTTAGGAACCTTCCTCATACCCAGTGACTGTATATAATCAGAAGGTTTCAAGTTATCTTCGAAGGATAAGCCCATGTCACTGACCCGCTGAGCGATAATTACCTCGTCTACCTCATCACCTCTAGAAATAGCCTGTTCTACAACTCTAAAGATAGTAGAATGTAATGATGTATTTTCTGAATAAAAATCCTTATGACTGATGAAGTCACTGATGTCTATAAAACTTTCTGGGTCTTGAATCAACCCAGCCAACAGCTGTTTTTCTAGTTCGTAATTATAAATCATCTGTCAATCCTTGCATTTCTGATGTTCCTTTTACCCAATCTTCCAAAGCTTTCCTCAGTCCTAATTCCATAATAGTAGAATCAAATTTAGAATAAATCATTGGGCTACCATCCTCAGAGGCTACTGCTAGTATGACACCTTTATACTTATCCGAATCACCAGATAAATCGTAGATTTTAGAAACCAACTGCTCTGGAATAGTAAATGGAAATTCGTCTTCATTCATAAGTAAATACCTTGCCTTTCAAAAAGATCTTTATCAACGATGTCGTCCGGGTAAATCTCTACCATCGTTATATCATTAATATCACAGAAGTCCAGCTTTTTCTGATCCCTCTTTAATTGTTCTAAATATTTTAATCTGTTTTTGTGAAAATGTTTAACAAACCTAGTATGTTGCGCCCCTTGGACCTCTACAGCAACCTTTTTATTAGCGTTGTAAAAGTCCAAGGAGAGCCTACTACCTACTATTCTAAACTCTTCAAAAACAATGTCGTTCCTCCAAAATGGAAATAAAAAATCTTTAACACCTTTTTGGAACTTACTTAAACTGGGGGCATCCCAATTTATGTGGTATTTTCTTGGGTTCTTTAAATTTCTGACCTTACCGTCTGTAGTGTAGAACTTCATGAGAACTCCTGAATGGCATTCTTGAAGTAGCTAATAAGGAAATCACACAAGCCTTCGTTCTCTTCTATAAGCTTAAATAAATTATTCTCACCTTGCACCTTATCTGGCAAGGTGAAATTAGTATCTGACAAAACTTCTTTAAAGTCATCAGTGATGCTTATCCATGCGCCACTTTTCTTAACAAACTCCCATGCTAAAAGTAAATCTAATATTTCTTTCTCAACCCATATCGATTTGCCACCTTCTTGGCCATACCTAACAGGGTAACTTATGGACATGTTTGTTTTCTCATTTGGAGATTTTTTGACAGTTACTTTTGCAAAATGCCCTATAGGAGGATTTGTCTTAGGGTCTATCTTCTTTACTGAAGGGTTCCTCAGTATAATATCTCCATTGTAACGAGGTTCAAACTGGATAATCCAATTAGCGAAGTGAAGTAAGGCGTTCCCTCCTGTCGCAGTCGTTTGCCTGACTGGACCCTTTGCATATGGATCAAGTTTAATGTCTGCTCTAACCTGAGAAATGAATATAGCCATGTGGCCCCTCTTTTGCAAAGCAATAGACATCTTCTTCATAAAGACTCCAGCTATAACAGCACCACCAGCAACCTTTGTAGAGTCTTCAAAGTTTTTATCGACATCATTCTTAGGGATTAAACCATCTACAGAATCCAGAACAAAACAATATTTCGTCTTATCATTATTAAATTGGACGAGCTTCCTCATCAAGTCAACTACAACTTCGTAAATATTAGACTCAAAAACGAAGCATGTTCCATCAACCCAATCATCTGCGTTGAAAACAAAATTAATCCCAGATCTTTTTCTCATCTCTGGCGACAGTCTCCCTTCCGCTTTGATAAAAACACCTCTCGCCCCCGGCATCTTCAAGAAGTTTCTCATCACCTCTAAAGATTCGGAAGTCTTACCACCTTCATTCATACCTACAAACCTATGAAGTCCGGGTCCGAAACCCCCATCAAGCTGCAAATCGAATTGAAGCGAACCACTGGAGACTTTGTAGTTAACCTCATCTTCGAAGTTGTAGTGGTCGTCTTTTGTTTCCTTGAGGAAACCTTTTAACATTGTATTGGGGCTTTGCTCTTTACTCATCTAAAAAATCTTTTAGGGTTTTTTTCTTAGGGACAACATTTACATCCTGACCCGACTTTTCACCTAGAGTATACTCCGGGTAACGTGATTTGTCAATAACATAATTGAAGGCTCTAAATTTTTTATCTAAAGTGTCTTTCAATTTAGGACTAACTAAGTAAGCTAGGGAATCAAACTGTTTGTAAAAGTTAACCACATTCATAAATTCTAAGGAGTATCTTTCACAAAGAATATTTAGGAACTTCATTTCCCTCATATAGAATAAACGTTTTCCCGATGTAGGTTCAGTGACCAACCTCTGGAGGACTTTCTTTTTATTTATTTTTAATACCTCTTTTTTCTTAGTCTTACTTAAGGTGTGTCCACAATGACTACATAAAGAAGCCCTAACCCCGATATACTCATCGCAGTTAGGACATTGCTTTTTTCCCCTAGGCATGAGCCTAGTCTAATAGTTTTTCAGATCATATGCAACCATTTTTCCGACTAATCCAATAAAATCTGTTTTAGGTTCCCAACCAAGGAATCTACGGGCATTTGAAGAATCACCCCAAAGTAGCTCTACTTCGGCAGGACGGTAAAAATCTGGGTTTATCTGCATCAAGATTTTACCTTCGTGTATATACCTTTCATCTACACCCTCACCTAACCACTCGCATTCATCAGTAGCAAACCCAGCAAAGTTAAACGCTTGCTCTACGAATTCTCTAATTGTATGAGTCTCATTGGAAGATAAAACATACTCAATAGGTTCTTCTTGATTCAGCATCAACCAAATACCTTCTACAAAATCTTCTGAGTCACTCCAGTCTCTCTTAGCATCAATATTTCCAAGCTCAAGAGGCTTAAAACTCTCTAATACATATTCGTTTTTTATACGAGCCACATTCTTTGTGATTTTGCGGGTAACAAACTCCTCCCCACGGCGAGTACCTTCATGGTTGAATAACCAACCTTGGATAGCAAACAAATCGTAGGAATCTCTCCAAACCTTAACCATGTGCCTAGCACTAGCCTTAGAAACCCCGTAAGG